CTCTTCTGTCTCATCTGTATTGATGATCCGTACTTCTTCTTCCACTTCTGGTAAATCTCCGGATGGTTTATCATCAGGTAATTTTTCTGTTTTAGACTCTTGAACGGCATCTTCTTTGGGTTTTTCTGTTAAATCCATTTTTACAACTTCAGGTATAACTTCACCTTGAGCTTCTGGTTTTGTTAAATCAACCTTAACTGGCTCATCGGTAGTTTTACTTAAGTCTTTAGTTTTTCTTTTAGGTTTAGACTTTATTTTAAAGTCACCTTCTTGTTTGACCTCTACGGCCGCTTTTTGTTCTGCCATAATAAAATATTATAAAATTAATTAATATCCGCGGTACCACTATACATACCAGGACTTTCTTGTTCAAAATTTACAGGTAAACCGTTAGAATTTCTTTGTTCAATCATTCTACTTTGTTGTGTACCTTCCATTTTAGTTCTTTTATCTTTTCTATCTTCAATAAAAGATTCTTTTTCTTTCATAGCTTCAACTCTTAATTTTTCAATTTCCATGTTTAATTCATGCTGCATTTGCATTTTTTGCATATCTAATTGAGCTTGAGTTTGAAGTCTTTGTATTTCCATTTGATTTTTAGCTTGCTCATATTGCACGTTTGATGCAGTTAAAGCTTGCTGTTTTTGCATTTCAGCTTGAGCTTGCCTTTCACTAGCTTCTGCATTTGCATTTGCTTGTGCTTTTATATTAGCTTGCTGAGCTTCTTGCATTTGTTTTTGCTTCTGCTTTCTTTTTTGCTTAAGCATTTGATTAGCAAGTTTTAAATTTTTAACTTGTCTAATATCAATTGCATCTTCTAAATCTATTCCACCCTGCTGTAGAGACATTTGTATGTTTTGCTCTAGCATAGCTTTTTCTTCTTCTTCTGGTTCTAATTCTAAGAATATACCAAAATCATGTAAAGAAAGATTTTGTATTTCACTTAATGTACCCACATTATAAGTAGAAATAGAATTTTTTAAAGAGTTTAAAGTTAAAGGATCTTTTAATGAATCAGCTATTTTAAGAGAAATATTTTCACATGTTCTCAGTGTTAACCATAAACTTGCAGTTAAAATATGTCTAGTAGCTGTGTTAGAAGCATTGGCAGCCATTTTTTGTAAACCTACTAATGTATCTTTTTCAGGCAAACTACCATCTCTTGCTTCATTTAATCCGGTCACATCTCTTATTAGTTGTAAATAATATTGATATGTCTGTATTAAACTTTGTATTTTAGCTCCACCACTAGACGTTTGAAGTTCTTGAATAGGTACTTTACCAGGATTCATATCACCTTCTTGAGTTAATGATCTACCAACTATACTACCAGTTTGAAAATACATGTTTAATGCTTCTGCTGGATTATAATTAGTTCCATTACCTAAATCTACTTCTGCAAGTCCGTCCATATCTAGGAACACGCCATCTGGAACCATTCTAGCAATAACCTGTTGTAGTTTTAAATGTGTTATTTGGATCATGTCTGCAAATCCAGTAACTCTGCTAACTAAACTTTCAATACGACCCTTGTACATGCGAGGCGCACAAATAGTATAACTCATTTCTACTTTAGTTGTATCAGAAAAAGGTCTTGTCATATTTTCTGATAACTTCCATTCTATAAGTTGATTATTACCTATGATTTTAGCACCTTGATATAATACTTCTATTTTTCTAGAAACTGTTTCAAAGTTTTCATTTTCTGGTGGATTAAATTGATCATCTTTTACTAATGCTTTTTGTAAACCT